TGCCAGGTGGCCCAAGAAAACAAGTCTGCGTGGGCATGGCCAGATGATTTTCACGAGTCAATTTGGTCGACGTCCCGCCACGTGCTTGAGACAATCAAGCCACCGTGGTTCGAATTTCAGTACAATGACGACAAGACCGATATGATCGGGTGCATTTGCAATTCGTTCAGGGCAAAGGCACTCGAAGCGGGATTTACGATTTCTCACGGCGGATGGGCAGAACATGACAGAGATCGGAGCTGGTGTTGATGGAGGAAAACCGAGAAAGCCAATCCCTGACTTCCCGTTGTTTCCTCACGCTACCAAGAGATGGGCCAAAAAGATCAGGGGGAAGACCCGCTACTTTGGCCCGTGGGATGATCCGAGTGGCGCACTACAACGCTACCTCGACCAAAAGGACGAGCTGCACGGGAACCCTAAGGCGGCGACAGTTCGAACACATCTTGATTATGAATCGGAACGCCAGATCATTGCAGAGCAACGCCAGCGGATTCGCGATGACGCGGCGAGAGCTCGTGACAAAAGTTTGGTTATTGAACAGAAGGAACGAGAGCTAAAGCGGTGGGTAGAATCAGAAATAGACAAACTTAAGGCCCGCGAAGACGCCATTGAGATCCGTCACAAAGAACTGCGTGAGTTGCAAACAATTATTGACTCGTCGCAACACTATCAAGATGTGCCGAAACCAATGATGTTCCTACCAAGGAACGTGAACGATTCCGGCGTGCCAGCGGAGCAAGGCATCTACTTTGCGTGGGACAAAAGCCGCGAGGTTGTTTATGTTGGAAAGTCAATCAACTTAAAGAATCGCCTAAAACCGTCGCACCATAAGCTTTACCAAGGCGATCTGGTGTCGTGGATCGTATTGCCAGACATCCCTGCTGCGATGCTAGGTTATCACGAGTGTTACTACATCGGGTGCCTGCGGCCACTACGAAACTCGGTGTGAGAGAAACATGAGCGAATCCAACGGAAACGGGAAACCGAAACCGAACGGCAAACCGAAGGCGGCTAAGAAGACTGCCAAGAAGAAGCCGACCGCCAAGTCGATGTTTGGCAGTATTCGACATCCCAAAAAAAGGGCGTTCCTAAACGCGATGTCGGAAACGTTCCACATCGTCCAAAGCGCAAAGGCCGCCGGCATAGACCGGCAGACGCATTACAACTGGCTTAAAGGGGATCCGGATTACGCGGCGGCATATGAACACGCCCGCGACCTCGGTGCCGACGCACTGGAAGCCGAGCTCACGCGCCGCGCCAAAGAAGGTAACCGCAAGTACAAATTCCACAATGGCAAGCCGCAGATGGTCTGTTGCAATGCCGACCATGAAGACGCCATCGCAGTCGCGAAGGACGGCCGCACCGTATACGTCCGCCATTACTACGAAGTCGAGCAATCGGACGTGCTTGGTATATTCTTGATGAAAGGCGCAAAGCCCGAGAAGTATCGAGAACGATACGAGGTGAAAGACCACGTCGACGATGACGAGCTCAACCGAGACATACAGCGACGACTGGACCAGTTGGCCACAAGAAAAGCGGCTACGCTACCTGGAGCTGCTGGAACGAGCGGAAGCGGCAACGGTAACGGGGCCAAACGCTAGGCAACGTGAATTTCTCGACCTTGAAGATGAGTTTGCGTTGTACGGCGGTGCGGCTGGCGCATCCAAGACAGTTGCCATGCTGCTGTGGCTGCTTGATGGTGTCGAACACCGCAACTTCTCTGGGCTATTTCTTCGCCGGACATTCGCGCAACTGGAAGGCAGCCCGACAAGCCCCATCGACTTCTCGTTTTCGTTGTTCCCCGATCACGGCGGCAAGCCGACGATGGGCGGCAAGATTTGGAAGTGGCCCAACGGGGCAACAATCCGTTTTGGGCACATGCAATACGAGGACTCGAAGTTCAATTACCAAGGCCCGGCTTTTCATCGCGTAGTTTTTGATGAGCTCACTCAGTTCACCCGCACGCAGTTCGACTACATGTTCTCACGCTTACGGCGGGAAGCATATTTCCCTATCCCGGTTGGCGTGCGGGCATCCACAAACCCAGCCCACAATTGGGTGAAGACCGATTGCATCTCGCTCGAAGCGCAGTCGGCAATCAAGCAGCTTGGCGTATACGACCCCACGCCCGCCGGTATGATCTTCGATTGCCCAGGACTGGACGGGCGATTTCTACCGGCGAGGGTGGCCGACAACCCTTACTACGACACAAAGGAATATGTCGACCGGCTGCGTAAGCGTCTTGGCGGCATGCTCGCGGCACAACTTGCATCAGGCGATTGGTCCGCGATCGAAGGGGCTGTGGTCGATGCGGAAAACCTACGTTACTACACGATGCGGGGGGAAATTATCGTGCCGATGATCGAGCTCAAAAGCCCGATCATGAGGGACTCGAGATTGATGAAACGGTTTGCCACGATCGATACGGCGGGCACCTCGAAGCAGAAAGCCAAAGAAGCACGTGGCAAAGAACCAAGTTGGTCGGTCTGTGCGATCTGGGAGCACTGGCCCGAGGTGGGATTGTTTCTCAGGCATGTGTGGCGAGAGCAGGTCGGCTGGCCGCAACTCAAAAATAAGCTCAAGGCAGTACTGCACGAATGGGGCAATCCTACAGCACACATCGAAAACGCACACTTCGGCCAAGTGTTGCACGCCGAAATCAAAGGGTCAAAACTGATCAGTGCTAAGCTGCCAGGTATGGGCGGCGGCCAAGAGATCGACGGGGCCAAGTATGATCGGGCGGTGGCATCCGGCTTGCTCAAAATGATCGAAGACGGGCAATTCTGGTTGCCCGATGTCGGCACGGTTGCGGGTGCCTCTTCATGGATGCCGGAATACGAAAGCGAGCTGCTAGGCTGGACTGGTCATCCAGATGAGACGGCAGATCAGATAGACGTTAGCTCAAATGGGGCTTATCATGTCAAAACAGGTACTGCCTCGTGGGGCGGTCCCGTGGGCAACACGAAACGAGTGGGCGCAAGATTCTAATGGCGAAGAAACGCGAACCGGTAGCAGTGGACGATCCGTTACTCAACCTCTCCGAAGTCGCCAAGCTGGTAAACAAAACGAGCATGACGGTCGGCCGCTGGTGTCAGGATGGGCTGCTGAAGTGCGTGCGGCTGCCGAGCGGCCTACGGGCGATCCGGAAAAGCGAAGTTGAGAAGTTCATCGGTAACTCGGCACTAAGCGAGCGAGAATAATGGCTACAACACGCTGGATCGGACAAGCTCAAGCGGTAGCACAAGTTGACACGGTGACGATTGCCAATACGTGGGCACAAAACGACACAGCGACGTTGACGATCAACGGAAAGGATCTCGTTATCACGATCGGTACGCTAGTAACAACCGACCAAGTTGCTACCACGATCAAGCAAGCATGGGAAAACGAAACGCTTACCGATACGTCAGCAAGCTATACGCCTGCAGACGGCGGCCAGGATTTCGCCGAGCATTCAGAAATCACCGCAACTGTCGCGGCATCGGTTGTGACGCTCACCCACGATACACTAGGCGTGCCGTTCACGCTCACGGTGACGGAAGCGACAGCAGGCACAGGTACTGCGACAGAGGCAACAGCCACCGCTGCGACTGGCCCCAACTTCTGGGACAACATCGATAATTGGGACACGGGAGCCAAGCCTACAGCCGCAGATGACGTAGTGATCGATGATACATCCGTTTCGATACTGTACGCGCTAACGGAAGTTCTCACCGTTCCGACGCTGACAATCGGTAGCGGCTTCACCGGCACGATCGGGCTACCAAAAACAAACCCAGCGGGTTACTTAGAGTATCGCGAAGACTATCTCACGATCTCATTCACAACTATCACGATCGGCGGCGATAACATCGGGCAGATCGGTGGAAATGGTTCAAGCCGCATCAAGATTGATGTGGGGGCAGTACAAACAGCCGTAGTTGTGAATAGCACGGGGGCGGGAATAGAGCAGGGCTTAGAGCCCGTGTTGCTGCTAGGGACACACGCAGACAATACGATTGATGTGCTTGATGGTAGCGTGGGTGTTGCGGTGTTCAGCGGGGAAACGTCGACGTTTAAGACGACACGGGTAGAGGCAGGCTTTTTGCGGTTCGGGGAAGGTGTCACGCTGGACGGAGTTGGCAGTACGCTGATTAACGAAAGTGGAACCGTGTTGGTGTTCGATAACAATCTGCTGACCGTTACGAACAGCGGTGGCACCATTTTCATTAATGGGTCAGCGACGATAACGACGCTGACCCTGAAGTCGGGTACTTGTCAGTATCAGTCGACAGGCACAATCACGGCAGCCACGATTGGCGGCGGGGACGGCCAGGC